TGGCTTGCTTTTGCAGCAGGCACGCATTTGGGGTATTTTCTTTTTGATCCACTTGCAGATTTTCTTCCACATTCTTTGTATCCTCCCCCTTTTTTTGGTGATCCTATATCAACCCATTTTTCATTGAACCATTTCTTTAGGCTCATTAAAATGTACCTTTAAAACCTTTACCTCTAATCGCTGCTCCCGTTCCACGGGCCATGCCTCCACAATTAAGATCTGTAAAAATAGCTTTTCTTCCTTTACCAGAATCTCCATATTGACTTGTAGTTGTATCAATTTTCATAGATTCTGAAGGCTCAACAATTGTGTATGGTTTTTTCTTTGGTTTTTTGTGCTTGTATTTTTTTTCTTTTGGAAAATCGTCTATAATTTTTTGTACATCTTCTTTAAGAATCTCAACTGCTAGACCTTTATTAGCTTTCTTTGGTCCCCAATCTTTTCTTTTAGTTCCTGATGGATCTTTTATTTTGCCTGCACAAATTTTAGATGCATAAGCATTAGCGTATGCAGAAGGATAAACTTTGAATTTTCTTTTAGCTGCTGATTTGCCTCTTGCACATAATTTAGTCATGCAAGATTATAACATTTTTTAATTAGACAGTAAATGTCTTAGCTAAAGGGTTTTTTCTTTTCTTTTTTATAGCTACTTTTACTCTTTCTTTTTTCTTTTTTTCATCTCTTGCACCTCTTAGTTTACCATCAATTTGTGCGGATATTTGTGATCTTCCTATAGTCATACTAAATCTACTGCCTTTCCTATTATTGGTTTATATTTTGTTTTACCATCTTCTTTGTATGCTCTTAAATATTGATGTCTAGGATTAAATGGTATGTAACTTGCATGAATCCATCCAGAATTTGGCTCACCAGGAGTATAATACTCCAAAATTAATTGATCTACCTCACAATTCATTTTAACCCAGTCTGCTACTTCAGCGTTGTCAACTCCCATACATTCAAAATCAACCGCTTCAGCTTTTGCATGTTGTGATCCAATTGAGCTGCCGATGGCAACACACAACTCAGGGCTACGATAACCCGAGGTTACTTTCACTCTACCAAATTGATCACGTACTGGTTGTAAGATATTTTCACATAACATTTTAAGTTTATCTATCTGATCAGCGTTTGGTTCATTATCAATACCTCTACGAATAGCAGTATCTGATTTTGTTAATTCCTGTAAACTAAAATTTCTTGATAAATTCATAATTACTCCAAAATTAATTTTTTAATTGATAAAGATCCATCTATATTTTTTTCTAATTCCGCCATAGATTTTATACATTGGTATTTTACATGTGATTTAGCCTGACGTTTTGCGACACGTTTGCCCTTTAAACAATCGGACATTGAACTCTGGATACGTGCTTCCTTAATCTCTCCGTTTATAATCATTAGAAGTGCTACCACTAACTCTGTCATTTAATAGGCCTTCCCATTTTCTCTAACTTTATCTTTTAATTCTTCAATATCAGCTAATGCTTTATTTAATTGTTCTCTTAAAAATTCTATATTAACTTTGTTAGTCATATTCATCTCTTGAGTTTGTTCCATTTTTTCTACGGACTTATAAAGATCCTCCAATAAAAAATGTTGCTCTTGGTCCACGGGAACCTGTTCAGATTTTTTAAGTAAATCATTTTCAAATAATTCTCTCGATGTCTCTAACGAAACTAACCTGGCCGTAAGCTCGGTAAAAGCAAACACGCCAGCCCCGACAATAATTATAAGGCTAGCTACCGTTTTCATTGGCATAGCAACTTTTGCGTCTTCATTTATATTTAATGGTTTGTTATTCATCTAATTGGTCCTCCAAAAAAAGCTAACAATATAAAAGCAATAATTAATGCACCTGTAAAATAATAATTCATCCTACAATACTCCATTAATTTTTACCTTCATTTTCAAAAGACATATCATCAGCATATTCTTTATATTTTTTATAAGTTCGTTTACTGTTTTTTATTTCTTTCATTTCGTAAAACATTTTATCTGTATCTTCAGTAACCATGTTATTGTCTTCTGCATCCCAGTAAGTAGTTTGTACTTTATAGTCTGGCCAACTGCTATCAGTAGTATAACTATTAATGTGCCACAAAATACGATTATTAGGCTGAGCTGCATAATTACCGTTAGCAAGTTCCAGTATATGTGCGCACTTATGTTCTTGAGGAATTTCAGAGTGCTCTGTATCCAAGATATTAACATCTGGATGAGCCCAATCAATTGTAAATAAATATTTTCCATGATAAAATTTTTTATCTAAACCTAAATATTTACCGTTTATTCCATCCAACCAATCAAAGCAAGTGACACTAGGCCAAAAACTAAAACTGTTCCACAGTTCCAGCTCGTGCGTCTGCATATCCGGCACAGAGGTTCTATCATAACATTTTTGGAAAAACGCTGAGATAGGCAAACGCCAGTAGCACGCACCATTTGGTAACATAATGTTAAATAAGAGTGCACGCCCTGAAATCGATGTAAGACCAAAGATAACGCATTCTTCACTTTCTCCCATATGTTCTTTAAGATCATATAGATACTCCTTTCTTATTTTACAGTATATTGGAGGTATGTTTGAATTGAGATAAGCCATGTTTATATTTTTCTCTCCAATAATTTTTTCTCTCTAACATTCTAATTCTTTTTTCAAGTTTTTCGTATCCAAACAATTTTTTAAAAAATTTAATAAACATTTTTATTTTTATATTATATATGTGGATTTGAGGTATTTAAATAGTTCATAAAAATTATTTAAAGTTATTTTTAAAATAATTATCAATGTAATTTTTAATATAATTATCTACAATACCTTTAATACCAGTGCTTCCTACATTATTTGTTTCAGTAGGATTAGAAATAGCTTCATTTGTTGAGCTTATTGGTTCTACTGATGCTGTATTTTCAATAACAGGTTCAACTGTTGGCATAATAGTATTAGATGATGCACTTTCTTGTGCTGTGCCAGCTAAAGTTAATGAAGGAGCAGGAGAAGCAAAACCTCCAGATAAGACTCCAGGTTGAGTAGCTGGTTGTGCTGGTTTAGGTGTTGGTGAACCAGTTTGCATAATTTGTAATATAGGATTTGCACTTTCTAAAGTAGGAGTAATAGCTGGAATTCTTGGTCCTGCACCTGTGTTAGGTCCCATTGGTATTGGTCTTGGACTATTCATCGAGTCAATTTGTGTTATTCCACCACCTAAAGGTTTTCCTAAATTAGGTGTCTCATTATTAAATTGTGATAAATAATTTTGATAACCTGCATCAAAATCTTCTTGGCTCTTAAACATTATATTGGCTCCATAAGCCTCTTGACTTAAGGGATTCCCAGATTCATCTGTTCTTGGCCCTGTGGGTTTTAATTGTAAAGGTCTAGATCCTTCTGGTAAAAATCTCATATTAACATTTCCATCTTCTTCTAGCTTGTCTTATTCTTGAATTTGGATCATTTCTTGTTTTTGCAGAAGATCTTTTCAATTGACCTAATGATCTTGCACAATATGACTTTCTACGATTAGCAGCCTTTGAACCTTTTTTAACTTTACCAGTAACTGCAGTTTGTAATTTTGAACCTGGATTTGCTCTTCTATAAGCAGCTACTCCAGCTTTAGTCATACCTGCACCTTTTTCAGTGGGTCTATAATTTTTTTTATTTCTAGGTGGCATACCACCTTTTTTTAATTCAATGATATCTGCGTAATATTCTAAATCCATTTTAAGTAAATGTAATTGTTACTCCGCCAGTTCCTGAAATAGTTGCATGAATTCCGTCTTCAAACAAAATTCCATTTCCTGGTAAATACATATCCAAACCTTCTTCTCCAAATAAATAAGTTGCAATAACATCTCCAGTAGCTCCACCACTTCTAAATATGATTGAACCACTTGCACTATTACCTTTACCTTGAATAGAAGTTAATCTTGTTCTATTTGTTTTACCTGTTCCACCAACGGCTACCATTTGAGCTGTAGCAGTTGCGTGTGCGACCGACTGATCTGATGAAAAACTTGAGCCACCCATTATCCATTACTCCCTGTTAAATTAGGACCAGAATATTTATCTGTTAATAATGTATAAGCAGCAACATTTGTTTTTGTTTTACAAAAAATTCCTTTAGGAAAAACTATACCATCATCTGGAAAAGCAAAATTTACTAAGTCTCCTGTAGGTACATCTGCTATAAACAAAGTATCCCCTGAATTTGAAGTTGTTGTTAATTCTAATACTCCTGCTCCACCACCATCACTAGAAACAATAATTCCTTTTAATCTAATTGGTTGTGCAATAATTGCAGTAGCTCCTGCAGCAGCAGTTGATCTTGTAGCTTGTATATCACCTTTAAACATAAATCTCCTAGTTCGTGGCTCCCGAAGGAGCCACTAATTATTTATTACGCTGCAAATGCAAATGCACCTGTAGTAGCATCGGCTGCACCGCCCATTTCTGAAGCGATTGTCCACACACCATCTTCAAAACACATGAAAGCAATTTTACTTCCTGTTGTAAAAAGATTAGTTGCTGCGTTAGCTGGAGTGAAAACTAATTGAGTTTCACCAGATGCAGAAGTGTCAAAAGTAACTTCGGCTGTCGCTCTTGATTCAATTAAAGAACCGGTTGCCCAAACATCAGAGCCCACTGCATCAAAAGTAAGAGTAGCAGTTCCGCCAGCTGTGTCTTTAGCTTGAACATAAACTGCAATTGCACCTTTTGTTGCTGCTGGTAGTGCTACAGCACATGCTGCTGCACCTGTATAATTTACAGTTGCGATAACTCCATCAGCAATAGTAATGTTTGCTGCAGTTGCTGTGTCTGCTAATAACAAACCAGTTAAGTCAGGCATACCTGAACTGTATCTAGTAGTTATTGCACCTGTTGATGTATTTTTTGTAGCCATTTGAAAGCCACCTTCAGAACGTACTGGTCCTGAAAAAGTAGTTGATGCCATAATTTTCTCCTTTGTATAGCGTTCGTTATGTAGTCTCTATACCGTCTGCCTAGCCAGTCTACATAATAATTATTTTTCTAGGTCTTTTTATTATACATAAAAAAAGGGGCGATGTGAACACCGCCCCTTTAAAGTAATACTTAATGTATTTTATCTATTAACTAGTTGGTAGATTTCCATTACCAAAGATTGCTCTAGGATCTGAGAATCCAAAAGAGTATCTTTCTCTAGCTTTAAATCTTACGTTACCAGTATCGAAGTCACCTTCAATCGCAGTTTTGATTGGTGATCTAACGAAATGTTTCATTCCGTTAGGAACATCAGTCATAAGGAAGAAAGAATCAGTATCAGTTAAGAAATTATTAACTGAATACCCTTCTGGTACCATCCCCATTGAAGCGATTGCGTTGATATCGTTATCAGCTGTTCCAACTCTTTGAGGAGTTTTCATCAATCTCTCAGCAGTAAATTGTAATTCTTTTGGAATTATCATTTTTCTACCTTGAGTAGCGATTCTTAGACCTCTTTCGTCTACGAACCCAGCGATGTCGATTAACGACTGCTCTAGTGAAGTTTCGTTAAGATCTGCAGCAGTAGATAATACATTTGAGAATGTACCACCTGTTGCTAATGGGTGTGCACTTGAAATAAGTGGTACCCCGTCTCCACCAGTAACAGCAGTAAACTGTGCTTGGTTAAGTACGTTAGCAGCTTTAACTTGCTTCGTGTTTGACATAGATCTTGCAAGAGCTCTTGTGTATCTTGCAGCTAATCTGTCATACAGGTTGTCTTCGATTGCTTCTTCAGTAATAGCAAACGCTAATGCGATTGTTTCGTGGTTGTATCTAGCTGTGAATGTTTCACCTGCTGTATCAAACACTACTCCAGCACCTTCTTGTTTAGTTGGTGCAGAAGCAAAACCGCTTAACATTACTTCTTCTTCAAAAGCTCTGTCAGATGTTTCAGTAGTGAAAATCTCCGCATGTTGATTTTCATATCTACTATACTCCAGGCCGAATAAAGCATTCAAACCTGGCTCTAGTTCTTTAACTAGTTGTGATCGTGATATTGCCATAGTTATTCTCCTTTATCCTATATACCTGTTCCACTTCTATAGAAGTGATTGTTTATTCTAACAAGAATATTAGCGTTAGCACTTCCAGTGTCAGAATTTTCTGGGTCCTGTGAAATGTCTATTGCTTGAACAGCAAATGTAGCTGCAGTACCTGAAGCACTTACATCTAATTGTTGTTTTGATATTCCTGTTTGTGTTACACCTGTTGTGTTAGTAACAGAGTAGTTCTTGAACAGATCAGCTCTTGTAAAAGCCGCATCAGCATCCATTAGGAATACTGCATCTGGATCATCAATAATAAATGCAGTGATGTCAGAAGCAGCAATACCACCTGGGTAGTAGTTGCTGTAAGTTGGCTTTTGAGTAGTTGGGTCTGTATAAAAACATCCGTTAAAAACACCCACAACAGCATCAGAAGTATTCGGACCATGTCTTTGGATATTTCCAGACGTTAATGGTTCAACCATTTCGCCTTGGAAAATCGCATCTGCATAGCCTGAAGCAATCGTGTATCTGTTTTGGGCTCCAACAAGAGGTGTTCCATCTAGTTTTCTGTAAGGTCTAAGACCAAACTTTTCTACTTGATTTGACATATTTGTTTTCTCCGTTTTAACAGTTTATTTTAATAACCCGGTAGGTATTGCAAAAATATTATTTTTTACGACTACCACCAAAGGTCACTCTTGACTGTCTATCAATATTGATAGGCATGTCAGGGTGCTGTTCCTTCATAAGATCATTGTCCACTGCGTTCATTCTGTCTTGAGTAAGTTTTGCAAAATACTCAGCACGTGCAACCAAAATCTCCTCTGGTATCCTTGCCAGCACAAGGCCTCCAATTCCAATGAACCCCTCGTATTTGCCTTCGGTATAGAAAGGATATCTGTTAGTGCCGATTTCATTTTCAATTTGTTCGACTTTAACAAAGTCCCATCCTTCCCTTAATTTTTTAGATACATTAGCTGTATCTTCAAAACCTTGAACGGTTGTACGTATCCATCTATGGGCGTAACCGTTCGGTGCGGGTGGTGCATCCAAACTGGATGGTGGAGCCCAAGTTTTTTTAGCTTCTTTTGAAACCTTAGTCTCTGACTCCCGTGAAGTTCTCTTAATTGTACTCATACTATTTATCCTCCTTCACGTATCTAGCGTATTCCTCTAGTGGCACCCCTAATCGTTTAGCGATAGCTACCTGTGATTTGGTGAGTTTCACAGTTCTGCGTCCTTGTTGACTACGACCAGCTGAGGCAACCGTTTGGACGGGTTTCGGTGTCTCTTTTTTTTGCTCGTCATTAGTGTCACCAAAACTTTCAGGAAAATATCCTTTAAGTCTTGAGTTAACTTCATTATAATACTCATCACTGTCTACTTCAATACCCTCTTGAGAAATATTGTTGTGAATGGTGATAGCAGCATTAGTCATGACCTCATCATTACCAAACCACGTATTTTCCTCAGCCCATTTTTTGGCTCTTGGTGTAATTTGTGGTGCAGTTTGTGATGTTTCCGCTGTTTGAGGTTCAGCTTGTACGTTTTGTTGTTGTTTACTTTTTTCTTCTTCAGCTTTCTTTATTTGTTCACGATTATTCATCTCTAATCTAGCTTTTTCTTTTTCGACAGCTAGTTGAGTTAATTTATCGTTAGCCTCCATAATTTTAGAAGCATCTTGACTTTCGATTGCTGATTGAAGAGCTACTTTGACTTGTTCTCTTTGAGCATCTACTCTAGCATCTAATTCTTTTAAATATTGATCATCTGTAGAGTTTAACTTTTGTAGATTTGAGTCAAATTTCTTTTGTATACCTTTGGCAAAATCAAGTGCTGCTTTTTCTCTTCTTTCAGCTTCTTTTTTTTGAAAGACAAGTTTATCAATTCGTTTTTGATAATCTCTTCTTGATTCGTTTAGGTTTGGTTTTTCGTCTTCAGTTTTAGATTCAACTTTTTCTTCAACTTCAGCTTCAGTTTTATCTTCTGTAACTTCAATTTCAGGTTTATCAGTTTTATCTTTTTCTTCTTTAGAATGTTCAGTATAACCTAAGTCGACTTCACCAAGATTTAAATTTGGTGCTTCGTCTTTTTTAGTCTTTTCTTCTACTGAAACACTTTCTTCTTTAACATCATCGGTATCTAAAGGTACCTCACGTTCATTTGCTAATAGAGCTTCCGCACTATAGTCTTTTACTTCTGCCATGTTTATTCTCCTTTATTAAAATAAATGGAGAATATCTTCTGGCTTCGCTATTGTTCCTATGATCTCGTCATCATTGAGTATTCGGTGTTCACCGAATTTAGTTTGAAATCTACTTCCAGCATATCTGCCATAAATGACAAATTCACCTTCTTTACACCAAGCACCTTTAGGAAATTTTTCTTTATCTTGATAGCAAAGGTCACCCTGTTTTACAACAAGTCCAACAACAGTTGTCATTTGAATTTTGTCTTGGGTTTCATCAGCTAAGATAACACCGCCTTTTGTTTTTGCTTGTCCAGACCATGGTCTAACTAGCATACGGTATCCTACTGGGTTTGGTATGATTTCAAGATATTCTTTGATGCCTTTGGGATCTGTTGGAATTTGTGATTTGACCTCTTCCTTATTTTTTTCGTTACCGAAATCTGTAAGTTTAGGTTTTATCAACTGTACCATCGTTATCCTCCTTTTGCAGGTTTTTAATATCCTGAAGCAGCGTTTCTAAAGCGCTGAGTCTGCCTCGAGCATACATCAACTGATCTACCGAATCAACCCCATAGCATAGATGATCTTTTATATCTTTTATTTGTTTGTTAATCACATTAACAATTTGTTCTTTAGTGTGATAATCTAACATTACAATTTAAATTGTTGAAGTATCTCTAGTTTTTCTTCTGCGTTTGAAATTTTTTCAATTAATTTATCTATTTCATCTAAATGTTGAGGGTGCTCTCCAATTGCTACGGGTTTTTCTAAATATATTTGTATAGTTGCATCAGCTTCAGATATTTGAGCATTATATCTATCTTCTAATGCTTGTAAAAGCGTAGTTCGTAGACTCATGAAGAATCTATATATTATTTATATGGAAAGTAAATAGTTTTAATTTTACCCTGTGCTCTTAATTTTTTTAAATCACCTTTAGACAGTTTTGAATAATCAATATCTTCATATTGCTCAAGATGAGGGTCTTGTTGTTTTTTTGGTTTAAATAAATTTATAATCCACTTCCACATTATATTTTCTGCATGTTAGGATTGTTTGATAATATGTTTTTTTCTGCTCTAGGTCTAGCTAAAGAATCTTTACTTCTTTTTCTAAGTTGAGCTATAGCAGATTCTTTCATCTGTTTTTCTTTTTTAAGTTTTTGTAAATCTCTTTCTAGATTCATTTCTTATATCCTATACTATTTCTATTTTTATATAATTTTGTCCAAGACCATGATGTAAGTTTTGTAGACCAATTATAAATAAATAAAATTATTTGTTTCATTTCTTACCCTTAAATATTTGTGTACCCTTTATACCATAAATGCTCGCCACGACAAGAATCCATAAATTTGTGAACCATCCCGGGAGCTGCTGGAATTGGTCAAAGAACATTTTTATCTTTTCTGCTGATCCTGGATCGTCCGAGAAGACCCCCCAAGCAATCACCAAAATTGGCAACGTGAGAATTACGAGTACGGCCTCGTCTTTCCAGTCCGATTGTCTAGCTTCTAAAAGTTTTCCTTGGTAAGCTTCCTCACCTCGGGCTTGTCTCTCTGCATGTAATAATTGTGCATCTGACATTGCCATTTTAGCTTTTTGTTTATTAGCATAAATTTTTGATCCTGCAGATACTGCAAGTTTAATTGCTTGAAACCACATTATTTTTTTCCTCCTCTTTTCATTTTAACTGGAGGCACTTGTGAGTTAGGTCCTTTCTTTGGTGGTGGACCATAACTTACTCCACCTGATAATCCTCCAACATTATATGCTTTAAAATTAAAAAAGTTTTCTTTTGGTTTAATTAAAAGTGGATCAATAGGTTTTGTAGTTTCAACTATTATATTATTCCCACCTCTATCAGGAGTAGTAGGTGTTTTTTTATTAAATCCTGCATCCTTTAAATAGTTTTTACCTAAAGGTGAATTTGGTTGTAAAGTATTACCTGTAGTTTTATAAAAATCTTTATACAATCCTTCTTTTTTTGCAAACTTTTGTCTACTTTTGTATTGTTGTTTAGCAGCAACGTTTCCAATTGTTGTAACAGGTCCTATTCCTAAGAGAGTAGCTGCAATCTTACTTTTAGTACCAAAAGGTTTTTGAAATGGAACATCTTTTACAACAGGACCAATTTTACTTTTAGGACCATCACTATCACCTTTATTGGTATTTATATTTTTACTTTTGTTTACGTCTGGACTTTTAAAATCAGATTTGGAAGCATCCATTCCTCCACCTCTATATTTTCTAATTTTTCTTTTCATTATTTTTTCTTCTTTCTCGCAAGATCTAATTTTTCTTCTGCAATTCTAATTCTTTCTGCTGCTTGATCTTCGTTATTTTCTAATTTCATTTTCTCTAAATCAATTCTTTCATCAATTTCATTTTCTCTAATTTCATTTATGTTCATATCCTGGTCTGCTCTTCTCTGAATATCTATTGCTTTGAGATCTAACTCTCTTTCTTTTAATGCAACTAGTGGATCTTTAGGTTGACCCATAGCTTCACCTTGTGCAAGTTGTGTAGTTATCTCTGCAACTCTTTTTGCAACCATCGATGCTACTGTAATCTGCGCTCCTTGTGGATCTTGTTGTAACATTTGTTGCATATTTGGATCTTGTTGTATCATCATATTAACTTCACCTTGAGCTTTCATAGAAACGTGCTCTGATATGTGAGCCTGTAAAGCTGAATACACTTGTGGATTAATTTGCACCATTCTTGTTTGCATAAAAGCTACATGTGCTGAAATATGTGCATCATGATCCTGATCTGGAAACGCTTTTAGTGGTTTTTGCATTATAGATTCCATATTTTCTGTTGCAGGATCTTTTGGCATTGGTTTTTCTTCTGGTCTAAGCAATTGATCTATATCTTGAGTGCCTAATGCTTCATATACTCTACGATATGCTTCTCTTAAGTTGTGCATCATAGGATTTGACATAGCAATCTTTAAATTTTCGTTAGCTAACGTCACTCTTTGTGCCATACTCATAATATTTGGGTCAGCAACAGGGATAACATCAACTCTATCGTCAAAATCAGTCTGTTTTACTGCTTGATCAGCCCCATAAACTGTATAAGGGTAGATTGGTGGTAGATAAGTTGAAAAAACTTTTGATAAAAGTCTAAATTCTCTTCTCATTGAGTAGTAACATCGCTTGTGTATTGCGCTCATGACTCTCGAGCCACGTTCCAAGAGTGCAACAGTAGTACCAACAGCTCTATTTTGCATGTCATTACCAGTATCCATGTTAGTTATTGCTGCAAACTTCTGTCCTGCCTGTACAACAAAGCCCATTAACTGGTATAATGTAGCTGATGGCTCCTTAAATGGTAAAATTTGAAACTGATCTTTGATATTTCCACCTGGTGCGTCTACATCTCTGAACTCTCCTGGCTGAAATGGTTGGTCATCATCTCTAATTCTTATACCTCTAGACTTAAATCCTGCAGGCAAGTTAGATAATGTACCTGCATCTAGTAATTGTCTTAATGATTGTGTGGCAGTTCTAGATAATCCACCTATCATATGCGTTAAACCAAAACCATAAAACCCTAATCCTGGTAAAAATTTAAAATGTACAAAATATTCTTTTCGTTTTTTAGTCTCATCAGTCATATCATAGTTACGATAGATAGATAAAACTTCTCCAGAGCCTTCATCAATACTTATGATGTAAGGAACTTTTACTTCTTTTTCAGAATTTGTATTTTCAAACTCATCTAAATTACAATCTACATGCATCTCAAGAACTTGGTATGAATATTGTTTATCATTAGAAGGTGTAACACCCTCTAGCTCTTGGTATTTTTTTTCAATTTCTGTGGGACCACTTGAAGTTGGTTTTAATTCTACGTCTCTATAAAATCCTGCTGCTTGTTTTTTAAGTATCTCATTCTCTCCCATTTTTATGACATGAGTAATTCTTTCACATTCCATTAAATCGGTTGCATAATATGGCACCACTAAATCTTCTGCAGGAATAAATTTAGATACAGCTCTCTGCATTACTTCATCATAATAAACTTTTTTAAATGCTGATCCTGCTAGTGCTAAATAAAATAATAATTGATCAAACTCTGGAGTATATTCCTCCATCTCCTCTGTGATCATATAGTTCATAAAATCTTGAACACGTTGTGCTTGATTAATTTTTTCATTATCTTCCATACCGAGAACTCTAGTTCTTACTGGTCCTTGAGACGGGAGTAATTCCTTATAGGCTTGTGCTTGAAATTGTGTAACTGCCTCTGATAATAGTGGATGAGTCACGGATGCCGAACCTTTGAACGGTCTAGTCATCTCTGTGTGTTTGATACCAAGTAAATCTAAATTACTAGTATATGAAGTTTCCCAATCTTTTCTTGAGACTCTATCTTTTTTATAATCATCTAACAGTTGATTTGATATTCTTTGAAGAACATCATCCGACATGTCTTCTGCTATATTTTTATAAAACGCTTCAGTCTCTGATACTACTTCTTCTACTGTTGTTGGCTCTTCACCTTCAACTTCAATATCAACTTCTTCAGAGTCAGGAGTTATAACTTCCTCTTCAATTGTTTTGTCAATTTCAGCCATGTAAAAATTAATAAAGTTTAGTTGGTTTATTTCTCGCCATTCCGCCACCACGAGCTTTTACCATTGTTCCACCTTTTGATTTTAATTGAGTTTTTTCTCCAAGTATAAATTTATTTAAAAAATTTTTTACACCACCACCAGATTTCTCACCTCTTTTTATTTTCATTGCAGATGAATAAGCTTTTTTATCAGCGTAAGTTTTACCACCACTTGAAATTTTACCATCGGATAAAATATTTATAGCTTTTGGATTAAGATCTTTAATTTTTTTACCACCTTGATAAATTCCAACTTTTCCTTTATCTGGACTTAGATTTACAAATTTAGTTTTTTCATTACCTACACCTAAATTTTTTCCTTTAGAAATTACTTCACCTTTAAAATTAACTTTTTTACCAGGAATAACTTTAGCTTTCTTAGTAATGTATTCTACTTTTTTTACTTTTGGTTTAACAAATGATTTTCTAAACTCTGGTGTTTTTCCCACAACATTTGATGCAGTAGACTTACCACCAAGCATTCCTAGTTTAGATGCACCAAATAATGCAGCACCAGCTAGAAGTAACTTATTTCGTCTTCTTGATTTTTTTGACATGTCGTCTCCTTTTAATAATATACGTATTTACGTTCCTTATAACTTTGAACCTCATCCTCGTCAGCATAAGTTGTTACAAAAGAACCTTGTCGATATCTTAACATAGCTTGTGTTGTGCTGTCTACATAATCGTCATGCTCTCCGTGAGGAAACGCTGCACATTCCTCAATTACTTCTTGAGCCCAATGTTCGTCTCTTGGGTAATATACTTGTTTAGACTCAAATATAGGAGCACAAGCGTTGACTCGTGAGTGTTTATCCTGGCCTCGTCCTGGAGTGTAATCCATAACTGGTATACCCATTCTTCTTAATTCTTGTAATAAACTTTGTCCACTAGCCTTAGCTTCAATTATAATTGTTTCTGGACTCCAATATTTATATTGGTCGAGTGCAACCATCTTTAACTCTGGAAAATCATATTTACCTTTTACAGCATCAATTAACATAATAGCGTCAGGCATAGATTCGTGAGGCGTGAATATTCCCCATGTAGTAATGGCTGAGTAATCGGCAGATTCTTTTTTACTGAACGCAGTATCATAGGATTGTATTACATGTTTTAAAGTTGGAAGATCCTCGGTCCACGGCTGCCACCATTCTCTTTTTAGAATTGCTCCTTCTTCCGATGTAGGATTTTGCATGTACTGGGCAGACCAGTTTCTAATTGATATAGACGCTTTAACCTTTTCTAATTCATCTAGGCTCCAATATTCAGGCCACACGGGTTGTACGTTTTCATCTTCACCTAAGATTGCAGGAAAAGAAATTGTTTCCCACTGGTCTGATTTAGGTTCATTTTGTGATTTAATTAATCTACCGGTCAAATCATCTTGAGCCCATCTTGTCATTACAAGTACAATTGAGCCTCCTGGTTGTAGACGTTGTCTAGGACCAGATAAGTACCATTCAAAAGTTCTTTCCATTGCACTATCGGATAGTGAGTCTTGTTCCGTGTGTG